TTCTGTCGCAGATGCGATCTACGAAGATATAGCGCGATCTTCTCTGACAAACACAAGATGGAGATTTGCGACTAATCAGGCGGTTCTTAACAGATTATCAACAGCCCCAACAGGACGTTGGGATGCTGCATATCAAATGCCATCTGGCACATTGATGCTCAATGCAATTACTGTAGAGGAACAGGCAATTGAGTATGATACATATGGCGATAAAGTTTACTGCGATGCTGTATCTACAGATGAAGTTATTGCGGATTACATCTTTAGAGCAGAAGAAGTCAATTGGCCTCCTTACTTTACTCTTGCCGTTGAGTTTGCTGTTGCTAGCGTATTTGCAATATCTTTAGCAAGAGATGCACAGCTAGGCACTGCAATGGAAAACAGAGCAGAGCGTCAGCTTATCAAGGCGCGTAGGCTTGACTCACAGCAACAAACAACACGCAAGCTAAACACTTCGAGGTTCATTGCTGAAAGGCGCAGCTAATGCAGAAGATCAGAGTACCAGTTAGCAGCTTTCAGTTTGGTGAGGTTAGTGATTCTCTTATAATGAGAACTGATACCGCTGTGTATAATGCGTCAGCACAAAGACTTGAGAACATGGTGGTTATGGCAGAAGGGTCTGTCAAAAAGCGCTATGGCATGAAGCATATCTACGATTACAGCATTACCTATAGCTCAAGCAATCCAGAGCAATCTCACCTTTATCCGTTTGTCTTCGATGAAAACGAAGAATACATCATTTCGATAGAACACCAGAAAGTAAGATGCTTTCGACTGATAGATGGGTCGGATACGGTTTCTCTTGTTGCGACAATTACAGCAGACACAAGCAGCGCTGCGCTTCCTTTCGATCAAGCTTATCTAAAAGAATACACTACAGCGCAATACGGCGATGTGATGTTTGTTTGCCACCCACTCTTTGCGCCAAGAATGATAACGCGCACAAGCCTAACTGCATTTGAGGTATCAACATATAGCTTTGACATTAGGGCTGATAACAAACAAACTTATCAACCATACTCCAAGTTTCAATCTCACGGCGTTACGCTTAACCCAAGTGCGACAAGTGGAAGCGGAATAACTCTTACGACAAGTGCAGCTTATTGGGATACAACTGGCTCTCAAAGCGGTGGAAACTACGCTGACTCACTTCATGTTGGGACTGTTGTTAGATATGGCAAAAGTGAGGTAACGATTACAAGCGTTCAGTCTGCAACTCAAGCAACAGGAAATGTTGTAGACGCGCTTAAGATTAGGCTTTCCGTTCTCAACCCATTAAGAACTATTGATGGGAGTACAACGGTTGAGGTCACGCATATCGCTCACGGTTTTGGGGGCAGTGAGTCAATTACACTTTCAGAAGCGTCTGCCACAGGTGGGATAAACACATCAAACTTAAACGGCGCAAGAACCGTTGGAAGTATTATTGATGAAAACACATACACTATAACAGCAGGTGGTTCTGCTTCTAGCGCCGAGGATGGCGGTGGTTATGTAAAGATTACAACTCATGCGCCGACAGACCAATGGGACGAGCAAGCTTGGTCTGCAAAACGTGGATACCCTGCGGCGGTAGAGTTCCATGAAAACCGTCTTTGTTTTGGCGGCACAATAGCAGAGCCAGATAATATCTGGATGTCTCAAATAGGTGAGTTTTTTAACTTTGATGTTAGCGATGCAGAAGATTCAGATTCTATTTCTATGGTTGCTGCCACAGGAGAGGTTAATGAAATAAGGTATCTTGTTTCAAATAGGGACTTGCAGGTTTTTACAGCGTCTAATGAACTTTACATCCCAACTTACCTAAACCAAGCAATTACACCAACTAACGCCCAGATAAGAAAACAAACACCATATGGTGTAGAACACGTTGAGCCTAAGTCAATAGACGGCGCAACGGTTTTCGTCCAGAATAATGGGAAAATTGTTCGGGAGTATATTTATACAGACACAGAAGAAGCGTACACCGCTACATCCATCTCAACTATATCATCACACCTTATTGACGGGCCGAAGTATTTAGCCGTTGTCCATAGTGGGTTCGGGTTGCCTGACTCATACGCTGCTTTAACTCTTTCCAATGGAGACATGACTTTGTTTTCATCTAACAGAGCAGAAAAAAGGGCATCGTGGTCAAGGGTAACAACCAATGGAAACTTCGGTTCGGTCTGCTCAATAGAGGACAGGCTTTTTGTTAATGCGTATGACTCAGAAAACAAGCTGCAACTGTGTGAGTTTAGAGGCGACATTGGCTTAGACTTTTATCTTTATGGGGCTATTGGGTCAAATGTAGTCGATGTAAGCGCTCTGTATAATCACAATGATGTTGTTGATGTCATTGCAACAGACGGAACTACGCTGTCATCATTGGGGCAATTTACTGTAAACAGCAGCAATCAAGTTGATATGTCGGCTCATTCGGGTTCTGGATACACGCACATCTATGCAGGTAAAAAGTTTACAGCTAAACTTGTAACAAATCCTATTGATGTTAGCGGAGCAAGTGGCACAACCACAGGCGAGATTCGCGGCATAACCAATGTGGTTGTAGATATGAAGAACACTAGATCAGCCAAGATAAACAGTAGGCCACTGGTCACAACAAGCGGCTTTACTGGCAAAAAAGAATTTAGGTTGCTAGGTTATGATCGAAACCCACAAGTGACTATTGAGCAGGATCACCCTCTTGATATGCAGATTAATGGGCTAGTAGCGGAGTTAGTATTATGAGCGCTCAATTAGCATTAGGCTTAATGCAAGCGGCAGGTTCTTTAATCCAAGGGATAGGCGCTTATCAAACAGCAAAGCTTGAAAGATTTAATGTCGATACTGAATCTCAGCTTGCAAATGCGCAGGGAATACAGACACGCACAGCAGCAATAGGCGCATTTAAAACTGCTATTTCAAGCGCAGATGCTTTGTATAGTAAATTCGGTCGTGATGTGTCTGATCCATCTGCAAGAGCGCAAAAAGAAGCTGACAAAGAAGTTGTTGGCAGTGACATCTCAGATGTAGCAATTATGGCAAGAATAAATCAGCTTGCTCTAAAACAACAGGGCGCAGCCACAATGAGAAAAGGTCGAGAAAGCCTCTATTCTTCAGTGATAGAAGCCGCAACGACTGGTGGTGAAGCCTACTTTGATTGGAAGAAGACTTTATAATGGCTATTGTAAGACAGACAAAAAGATTTGGAATTGCGCCCATTGGCGTTACCAGAGTTCCAGTTGCAGGTCAGCAAATTGGTCAGGCTGTAAAAGAGTCAGCCGCCAAAATGAGAGCCAGAGCTTTTGAGTTTGAAAAAAACAAAGCTATTGAGTCAGGTGAGCTACAAGCAGCAGAGCTTGGAATTAATGAAATACTCTCCTTTGACCCAGACACAAAAAAGCCAATTGCTTCTCAGCAAGCAGATCACATGGGGGAGTTTCGGAAAAACGCTTTTGAAAGAGTTCTTCTTCAACGTTTCCAAACATCTGTAAACGATCAGATAGCAGCAAAAGCCAATGAGATTGCGCAAAAGGTTTCTGTTGAAGGCAATGCCCCAGAATTATTTGAGCAGACTTTCAATGCTTATCTAGAAGGCATTGGGCAAGATGCGTCTGGTTATTACAAACAGGTCATTGTTGATGCAGGAGCATCAGCAAGAACTAGAGGCGAAAGCCAACTTGAGGTTTTGCGCATCCAAAAAATGCAAGAAGAAGCAAGGCTTGCTCATGCTCGGCTTTTAAATGATTTCTATGAGTCGGCTTATAACTCAGGTGCAAGTGGCGATGGTGACTTCCATGAGTTTTATCAAACACAAACCGCAGTTGGCACACAGTTTGAAGACTTCAAAACGCTAGGGATTGCGACTAACAATAAGTCTATAGAAGAGTTTAAAGCGGCAAAAACAGCTTTCCTTAAAGGAAGAATCTCAACCGCACTAAAGCAGCCAGAAGTCGCAGAGTTTTCAACAATGATACAAACCTACTTTCAAGTAGGTGGCAGCAAGGCAATAATGGATATATTGCCACAAAAAGCTCAACACGCGCTAACTCAAGTTATGCTGTTGGCTGATGACTTTACACAAGCAGACTTCGTTTCTCTTTCTGCTGATTTAAATACAGAATTTGGCGCGGCTTCAAATGTCGGCGCAGTGTTTGCTCAACAAAGAAAGCTTGAACAAGCGAGGGCAGATGCTGAACAAAAAGCTTTTGTCGCCGCCCTTAAGGGGCAAGTTTTCGATAACACTCAAATATTTGAAGACACAGCAGCCGAAGCTTACATTAAAGGCAGAAATTTTACTCCAATGGAAGTAAAAAGCATTATGGCGCAGATGGATACTCTGCTTGATGAAGCTGCTTATTATCAGGCCGACATTGGTGCTGAAGCTTTTGGCAAACTAAAGACGGCAGTAATAAAGCAGAAAGAACAGCTTGCCGCAGGTCTTATGTCTCAATTGCTTTCTTCGCCTAGAAAGCCAAAAAAAGGACCAGCAAAAGGTGGTGTTAGTCATACTGTATTAAATAAAGAGCAGATTTCTTTTCTAATTGATGGGATTAAAGACCCAAAAGTTATTTTTAGTATACTGCCAAAAGAACACGCTAATTTGTATTTTGACCTTATGATGGAAAATCCAACTCCATTTAAGGATATTTTAACTGGTCGCAAAAAAATAGCTACAACTGAACAGCAAAATAGAAAAGCTGCACTTTCGTTGGCTATGGATCGGCAGCATATATCTACTTTGCAAAGTATAAAGCTGAACACAACATCGTTGTTTGACGCAGAAGAAATTGCAAAAAGATTTAAAGAAACATTTGGCTCAGAAAAGTTAATTGGGACTGAGTATCAAAGCGCTTGGAAGGAAATCTCAAGTGCAATAACCGTTAAAAAGAATGAAGCTAGCATTGAGGGTTTTAAAGATTTTGCATCAGGTCTTGTAGGCCAAGCTAACTCTGGCGCTGTAAAATTCAAAAATCTTGGAAAAGTTTTAGTAAGGGAGGGAAATGCAGTTGGAGCTAGTATAGATTTATTAACCTCACAAGCACAAAAAATTGTTGATGATTATGCTGACTCTCAATTAAGAAAAACATTAGGGGGTCTTTCTCAAGAACCAAGCGAAAAGTTAGAATCTTTACAAAGGCTAGAAAGTTTTTTTCTAGGGGATGTTACAGTAGAGCTTACACAAGAAGAAAGGTTGGTTGCTGACGCTGTAAATAAAGCTCAATTAAACATTAAAGGTACTTCTGTTCGCTTTAATACAAAACAAATTACATCTGTTCTCTCAGGTCTTGCTTCAAACGAAAGCGCAAATATTGGGGCAGCACAAAGAGCGCGTACAAAAACTGAGTTAGAAGCTAAAATTAAAAACCAAACACCATTTACTTTTAAGCAGTTAGAAGACCCAAGGGCTATTACAAGCGCTGCTATTGAGATGTTTGGCCTTAATCCAAGTGACTTTCCTGATTTATACACAATGTCAGGCGCAGAGATTTTAGAAGTTGAGGGCATAGGCGATTTCTTAACTTACTCTAAGGGCAATCCGTATTTTCCTAATATGCTTATTGTGGATTCTGCAAGAAGCCTTCTTAATGGTCAGTTAAGTGACCAACAGGCAGAAAACTTTGCTATGCACTTAAGGGAAGAGTTCTTTTTTCTTCAAGATGGAAGGTTAAAAGTTAAACCTGCATACTTGG